TCAATTGCTAAAAAGCAGTCAAAAGTTAAAATTATTTTGCATAATTTTTTACAATGTATTGTTTACATATTGTATTACTTTTTAACTACTCAAAAGCAGTCAAAAGTTAAAATAAAAATAAGGCATTATATAGAATAAAATAATAAAAAAAGATATAAATTATCGATTTTTTTATTGACAGTATGCATATAGTATGCATAATAGATAGTGGAAAGAGTAATAAACATTTTAAGGAGCTAAACATGATTAAACTTAACAGTAATGAAGTAGTAAAAGTAATGGACGTGAAAGAATTATCACGTATTAAAATGCAGTGTAATAATGATACGCTGCAAGTGTTCAGTATTATTACTGAATTTTATGGTACTATAAAAAAAGACGTACCGGCATATTTTAAGGAATTGTTTGCTTTGTGTATCTTAGATAGGTATGCAAGTACCGACCCGCTTAGAGCGGTTAAGCGGACTTTTAACAGAATAAAGAAAATACGGCATGAATATTTTTTATCGAGTGAAAAAGCAATTCATTTATTATCATATAGTAGTAGTATAGTGACAAAAAAAGAAAAAAATGTTAGTCAATTAGGTAATCCTATTGATACCGAATTTTTTCAATAAGTACCGACCAAAATAACTGGTAAAATTAAAATAGGTAACTATGCTAAAATTAAGGCATTTTTTGTATCATTGAGTGATACTAATTATCGTACAATAGTATTATGTAACCGATATTTGATTGATTATTACGCATTGTTAAAAAATGATAATACTATCATAGAAGAAAATTATATAAAGAGTGTTCGCACGGCAAGGGAAACATTAAGGAATGTTTTTAAACGTCGAGGACTAAGAGTTACACTTAATGAAAAAAGTATGCAGGCATTATATACTTGCATTGCACGGTATGAATCAGGCTTATATATGTAGTATACTATTGTAGACAGTGTATACTAAAGTGTACACTGTCTGTCATTAATTTTACCTAAAACTAATTTTTGGGTGTGCGTACCCTATTCCCCGCGCATTTTTCAAAAAAGGCAATATAATAAAAATTTATAATATATAGTATAAAATATAAAATATAAACAGCGCATTTTTCAAAAAAGGCAATATAACAAAAATTTATAATACTAATTCACTCGAAGTAATACCAATCACACGAAGCAATACCAATCACACGAAGCATTACGTATAATACAAGCGTCAGATGAAAAACAAAGATTGACAAGTGTACCATTCTTGTTCTATTATAGAAGCATGAAAGAACAAAAAACAGAAACGAGAACCTATGAACAAATGCGTGATGAGGCGATTAGTAAGTTTAGAGGCATCTATAAAGATTCAATAGCGTTCGACCGGTGTATGCTCGATAAATCCACGAGAACATTGCTGCTGCAGGATGAGGTGTACTTATCGCAGACAAGAGCAATGAAAGCCGATATGTATTATGAGCAGATAACAGTTATTGATGATGTCATCGAAGATGTACGAAGTGACAAAGATAACTCTGCTACACGGCTTAAAGCATTAGAGATGAAACAGAAGCTACTATTCCAAGACATGATGATTGATGCGGATGAGTCCAACGCATTAAATATTACCTTTACTGCTATGGATAGAGAAGACTTTGAAAAAATGGAAACGGTAGAGATTTTCAAAGGAAATGCAAAAACGGCTGACCTCTCTGCTATGAAAGCCGAGGGTGAAGAGCTTTCTCCTGAAGAACGCATGAAAGAAAAAATAAATGAGACAATGAAAAAGAACGCTAAGGAATAAAGGAGATATTATGAACAGAACGAAGCAAGTAAATGAGATGTTTGACCTCTTACAAAGAGAGTGTCATAAAACACTAAATTCGGCAAAAAACAGTAAAAAAGGCGTGTTTTCCGAAGAAATTGAGGAAAATTATAACCTTTTACTACAAGAAGTTTCGGAGCTTATTGAGGCTATGGATGCGAAAGATTACGCTCACGCCTTCTCAGAGATTACTGATGTGGTTAATTTCTGTGCTGCCTTAATGCTCTCAATCAAAAAAGCCCCGAAAGAAGAAACCTCTTTACCTGCTAAAGAAACTGAGGACTGGTGCTAAGTAATGATAATTAAAAAAGAGCTTCCGCACCAAGGAGCCTTTCTACAAGCGCCTTACGTATTCCCTGAAATTCGGTTCTTTTTTGAGATATGCGGATATGCTGCCGGTAAAACATCTTCCCTAGGCGATGCTATTATGTATGCAGTAAAGTATTTTCAAGGGAAGAAAGATAAAGAAGGAAAGAATCCTAAAATAGCAGTATGCGGGATTTCCCTTACCTTTTTGCAAAAAACGCTAACAGGTGCTATCGAGCAGGTATTAAGGAACACAAAGTCTACGTATAAGTTTGATAAAAAGTCTAATATTATTTATATAGGAAACGTAGAGCTTCTACTGCTTCCTATAGAAGACGAGTCAACCATTTTTGGCTACGACGTAGCTTGTGCCTACGTAGATGAGTTAGACGAGCTTCCAACGCATACCTGTATCGCTGTTGTTAAAGCGCTGAATGACCGCTGCAGGCAAGCGATTATTGATGAACCACGCTCTCCGTTCCTTGCGTTTACAACAACAAGCCAAGGGCTGAAAGGCACGTACCAGACTATTATGAACTTTAGAAAGATAGGTATGAGCTACATGATTATACGAGGAAGGACGAGAGATAACATATACTTGCAGAAAGAGTATGTTGATGCGATGTATAAGATGTATAACGAGAAAGAGACAAAGTGCTTGCTGGAAGGTGAGTTTATTTCCATAGATTCTGGTCTTGTATTCCCTGATTATAACCCTGCTTTTAACAAGTTGAATATTGATTTATATAATAACCTAGAGCCGAGTGAGACGGTGTATATAGGACAGGATTTTAACTGTATCGAAGGTAATGAAGGAGTACTTACAGATACTGGTACTATACCGATACGAGATATTGTCATAGGGACACGAGTATTAACGAGAAAAGGCTACAGGAAAGTTTTGACCAAAAAGAACAATGGTAGTAGAATAGTAGTAAGATGTGGTAAGGTTTGGACAACACTTGACCATATTTTTATTACGCCTAAAGGAGATGAAGAGCGATGGAAGCTATCAAACTACTATTACCTAAAGAAGCAACACAGGTCGAAGTTTCACGCCGTAAAGACGCTAAAGGCGAAAGAACAACAATTGCTGTCATATATAAAGGACATATATGGCGACCACATAAAGGAACATGGTATTTTAAGTTCGAGAGCAAAAGCGGCAACAAATGGTTGCATAGAGAAATATATGAAGACTTTATTGGTGAAATACCTATCGGAATGGTTATTCACCATAAAAACGGAGTGTTTGATAACCGTCCTGAAAGTCTTGAGCCTATTACGAGAGAAGAATACCTCAAAGAACATGAAACAGGGAAAAGGATTAAACAACACTGGAAAGAAGGTAAGTTCAAAGAAGAAGGGCTTGTTTGCAGAGTATGTGGTAAAACATTTACAGGAAATATCAAGACGGCTAAAGTATGCGGAAAAGAATGTTTTCTTGCTTGGAGAAGAGAGCGAAGATATGCAGCAGGAACAGTTCCTAGAGCAGAGAGCGGAAAGCGTATTTGGGAAACGAGGCGGAAGAACGGTACAGATTTTGCTAAATCCGTTCAGAAAGTGTGTAGATGCTGTAATGCTAAGTTTGAAGGAAAACCTCAATCTGTTTACTGCCCTACGTGCGCTAAAGAGCGTGAAAGAGTTAGCAAACGGAAGAGTGCTATACGGAGTTGAGAGGGAAGTATTTGATATTGAAGTAGAAGATGCCCACGAGTTTTTTGTTGACGGTGTGCTAGTGCATAACTGCGGGTTTAATAAAGCGGTAGCTTGTGTCGTACGAAACAAGTGTATTTATGTAATAAAAACGTATTCGTTCGGTGATGCTAGAGAAGCGCCTGAAGTGTTCAGGTATGATTTCCCTGAGCAAAAAATAATCTGGATACCTGATATGACGTATAAGGACCACTTCGGGGACTTTGCAAGGGAATTAAAATCATGGCAGATAAAAATTGCATATAGGAAATGTAACCCGAATATAGTATCAAGAAACTTTGCGATGAATAAGATGTTCTATGCAAGGCGTTTATTTGTCTGTGATATGGCTGAAGCTCTTGATAATGCGCTTCTTATACACCAGAAAGACCCGAAGACAGGCTTACCCATGAAAGGACAAGGAGAGGCTGCTCCTGACCACCTTACCGATGCTTTAGCATATGTTGTAGCGTACCTTATTGGCTGGAAGAGGGAATTGAAGGACGTATACGACGTTACCATGGGTAGAGCATTGAAGAAGCATAAGGAAATAGGCGATGATTACGAAGATGATGAAGATGTTGTAAATGCTATTGACAATATAGTAGGAGCAACAGTACAATAGTACTTGCTGATAGGCTCTCCTTTATTTTGTTTTTAGGCAGGAGAGGTGTATTCCTTTCCTGCCTTTTCTTTAGTAAAAAGTATGTTGACAAACTAATTATTATATAGGATAATATGCTATGCCTGTAGACTATGCAAAAATCAGAGAAATAGTTAAAAAATCTCAAACAAGAAATTTCAAGGGAATGTCCCTCGATTCTGTTGAAGAGATAAACACCATTATACATGATACCTCGAAAGCGGATGCTCAAGCAAAACTTAATACACAGTTCAAAACGTTAGCTGAAGTGCAGAAAGATTCCGTAAAAGCTGCAAGTAAAGCAGCAGTGAAGATTTTTGCTTCCAGAGATTCAGCGAATCCGAAGAGTATTAGAGAGATTTATGATGGTTCATACTCTACCTATGATACAGTATCGAACGACAGGCTGAACATAAATAATGGCGCAGACCCTTCTAATGATATACAGATGACACCGAATATTTGGATAAGTCCGTGGGAAGCGGCTGCAGCGTACAGCCAAAAAGGGCTTATTGAAACAGTTATAAATAAGAAATCAAAGTCCATTATGCTTAATGGTATTAAGATACAGAATCCGAGGTTAGCAGCGAAGCAGATAGATAAAGTATCTGAGAACTTTTTTGCAAAGGCTTCAGCACAGCTCTTATCTGATAATGTCTGTAACGGCTTAGTATATGGCGGTAGCTTGAACTTTCCAATGTTCAAAAAAGATACTCCGTACACAATGAACCTCCCTATTTCTGCTTTAATTAAAAACGGTATTTTAGGCAAAGATTCTATAGATAGGTTCATTTCTTTAGATAGATGGAATACTATGATAATTCCTGCTAAATCCCCTACGCAACGAGATTTTGAGAAACCGGATTCATTCTATATTCCGTATCTTGGTAAATGGGTTTCAGGGCAGCGGTGTTCACGTATCATAACTGCTAAACAGCCGGGATGGTTCGGCTATATGTTTAATCAAGGATGGGGATTATCTGACATTACAGGATACTATAAAGAGTATTGTGATTACACAATTTCTATTAGACAGATTCCGTTAATGCTTAAGCAGATGTCTATTCTTGTTCGTACGCTCAATCCTGACGGTATTTTAGCTACTGAAGGCGGTAACGCACTAGATTCTTTCTTAGAGGAAGATACTATTCGGCTCCGTGACGTATCAGCTAATAACCCCATACAGATGGATGTTGTAGGCGAGCTTACTTCTATCAATAGAGATTTTAAGGAAGTGGTAAACCTGATGAGACTGCTGCAGCAGGATTTTGGTGCTAAAGCCAATGTTCCGGCGCCTCTTATTTGGTCGTACGAAAAAGGTGCTTTCTCTTCCGGAGATGATACTGAAGGGCAGCTTGCCAAGCAATGGGAAGCTACGAAGTATATGCACAAAGATGTTGAAATTCAGCTTAAGCCGTTTGCTATGATGATGATTATAGATACGCTTGGTGTTACTGATGAAGTTATTGAAGCGCTTCCATACACACAGATTAAGTTTGATACGCCTCTTGTAGCTTCTGCTGTAGAAAGAGCTAATGTCGGTAAGGCATTGTCTGAGGCTATGTTTGAGTATGTAGGTTCACAGGTACCAATGGATAAGGCACTTTCTATAGTTTCTAACTTTGCAACCGATGATATGTCTATATCTTCTGATATGCTTGACGAGCTGAAGGAACGACAGGCAAAACTTGATGAGCTTTCACAGAAAAAGCAAGAGCTGGAGATTGAGAAACTTGAGAAAGAAATTAAGCTTATGGGTACACAGCAGGAAGGAACCGGAACCCAATCTCCTGTTAAAGCCTCCTCATCGTCAAGTACCGAGAAGAAAGAAGGATATTCGAGACTAGAGCAGAAACAGCACGAAAAGACACGAGCTGATTTCTCGAAGCGTAACGAGATGAAAGCTAAGAGTGAAGGAAAGGTAAACCGTATGAAGATGCAGCTTTTAGGAGAAAAGAAATGAGTAAACTTTTAAGCCCTTACATAGAGGAAAAGGAAGTAATTCTTTGTCGTTCTGGGTATCAAATATACACAAGAGAAGAGCTTGAAGCAGCAGGTATAGATTTATCTGAGCTTCCGGTGAAAGATGTGTACACGGAGTATAGACCTCCTGCTGCCGTAGTAAAAGCAAAAAGCTTATTTAGGCGTCTTCCACTAACAAAGGAACATCCTGACGGTTGGGTAACACCTGATAACTGGAATAAACTTGCTGGTGGTACAACTGGTGAAGAGGTTGAGGTTGTAGCCATTGATGATACTGATATTGGTCTTCGTTCGTCTCTTGTGTTTAATTCAAAGTCGTTATATAATTATTACAAAGCAGGAAATAAAGAGGTAAGTGTCGGGTATCTTGAAAAAAGAGAAATTGTGAAAGATAATCCAAACTACGATATTATTATGCTTAGTATCGAAGAAGTGAACCACTGCGCTGTCACGGCGAAAGGTCGTGGAGGACAGAGCGTAGCAATATTAGATTCCATAATAGGAGGAATGAAAAGTATGAGAACTGGACTATTCCATTTTCTTAAACGGAAAGGAAAAACAGAAGATTCAGCAGCTCCATTCTCCCCTCGTGTCTTTGCAGCGTTAGACGAAGCAAAAGGTAAAGAAGGGGAAGACTTTGAAGCTGTTGTGACAAGTGTATTTGATTCTGTAGGCGGTCTTAAAGACGGCGAACAGAAGGAACAACTGGCAAACATGGTACGAGACGCTTTTGAGAACCCTGATGAAGCCCTTGCTAATAAGGAAGAGCTGTCAAAAGTTCTTGACTCTGTGTATATCAATATCTCAGGAAGCTCTATTGCTGAGATTAGAGACGCAATGACTTCTACTGTTGCTGTAAAAGACTCTGAAGAAGCTACTCCTGCTAAGGATTCTGACGGTAAAGGTGCTAACACCAATAACGTAGCAGATTCCAAGAAGGAAGAGAAGGACGAGAAAGAGGAAAAGAAAGAAGAGAAAAAAGAAAGCTCTTCCAAAGATTCTGATACTCAACCTTCAGCGTCAAAAGACTCGGTAGTATTGACAAAAGAAGATATTGCTAGTATCGTACGAACAGAGGTACAAAGCTTGCTAGGCGTTACCGGTACTAAAGACAGTGCGGAAGGCTTAGAGCTTACCAAAACGCTCGACTCAGTACCTGCAAATCTTGCAGATGCTGCAGGTGCAATCTTCGGTTAAGAAGTAAGTATTCCATGATGGAGGAATGTTAATATGTATGAAGAAACAGGCGATAGCCTTGCTATGACTAAAGCAGCAGTAATGAAAACTGCTGCAACTGAAAACGGTTATGTAGAAAAAGTACACGAGAATTGCTATACCTTTGGGTACAGTAAGCTCACACCGTTTTCTGCTACCGTAAACCCGAAATTCGGTTCCGGTGTATGGTTTGATGCTTCCTTACGGAATAATCAGGTATTTGTTGTTAAGCCAGCTGGCGCTACTGCTGTTCCTAAGTTTGCAGGTATTCTTGTTAGACAGCCTTACATTGCGTCAGGTTTTCCTACTCGCCCTGATACTGTTGAACCACAGAATAAAGCACTTATAGCTAACAGCGGATATATCAAGTACAAGACAGGTCTTGCTGCCAATGGTGAAACTGTACAGACTATTGCAGATGTACAGGTAGGTTACAATATGTATGTAGCAGATGCTACAGGAACAATGCACTTTGCAGCTTCTGACCCTGTTTCAGGTTATACCAAAGTGGGTAAAATTGTTCGCCTGAACCCCGATGACAGCTCTTTCACTGTCAAGCTTACATTCTAAGGAGGAAAGAGAATGGCATCTACTAAAGCATTTAGCAAGGTACAGAACCTTGTTATTGGAGAACTTGAAAAATCAGCTCCTGAAAGAATGAAACACATCTCAGATGTTTCGATTGGTTTTAGCAATGATAATGCTAAAGGAATAACTAACCCTGCTTTCAAGCTTGGTCCATCTTCTATGCAGTACGCATTATATGCTTCCTGCGATTCGATTGGCAAGCCGAAAAGCTATTGGGCTAACACTCAACAGCAGTTCTCACGTTTTGACATTAACCCTGCAGCAGCACAGGCTGTACAGGATTCTTTGGTAGCAAAGAAAGATGTTCTTGACGCTGTAGACACCTATATGTCTTTTGATTCAGCTACTGGACAGCTTGTGTTCCGTGCGCTTCCAAAAGGAACAAAAGACTCACTCGTTACCGGTACTGCAATTCCTTCATGGAATATTGGATACCTGCAGAAGCTCTTCAAGCAGCCTTACGCTCGTTCTTTCGCAAAGAACCTTGTATCTGTAGAAAGCTTCGGTAATGCTTGGGCAGACGTAGTAGGAGTTTTCAAGGAAACTTTTGAAGGCAATGCTCGTGTGTCAAACGCTGCACAGTCTACCTTTGAAGCAAATGCTTCTGACCCCATTACTAACAAATCGGGCGTAATTCTTTCCAATATCTTCAACATCGCTGTTGACTATGAAGTTGGAAACGAAGAAACAGCTCGTGCTGGTGTTGCAGGGAATTTCCTTTCAGGACAGCTTATTGCTGACCGTCCTCGTTATGCTGACATGGTTATTAATCGTTTACAGGATGTTATCAGATACTTCGGTGTACCTGAAGCTGACGTAATCGGTTTAACTGGTGTTAATCCTATCGCAGATTATTCAGGAACTTCTTTTGCTACTATAATGGCTGGTGCTTCTACTACTAAAGGTGCTGATATTATCAAGGCTGTATACGGTATTGTCGGTGACTTCTTACAGGGTATGAGCTATATGCCCACAGAGCTTAAGATTAACTGTTCAACCACAGTTTTCCGTGCTTTAACAACCACGCTGTATTCTGACGGATTCAATCCTGCTTCCCCTATCTCAATCATATCTAAAAATATGATTGGCGGTGTTCAGGAAATTGACGGTGTTAAACAGTGTTCTTACACTATTACCGCTGACCCGATGCTTGACGCAGACTCTCCGTATAATACGGTTGCTGCGGGTGATGACCTTTTCATCATTACAGCACCTTCTATTGGCTCTGCTCTTGAAGACCAGTCCGGCTTGGTTATTTCTCCGGAACCAATGGGTAGATACATTGTACCTCCTATGTACCAGAGAAGTGGGTATCTGTATACTATGTATACCAGAATGGGTGGCTTAATTACTCCGATTAAGTCTGCAGTCAAAGTTTACAAAGGTGTAGGAGTTAAAGGCTAATGGCTAAACAAAAAGAAGAGCTGAAAGGCAAATTTGTACAGAATACTACCGATGCAAGCTACGCCCTCGAAGTAAGAAACGAAGGCGAGCTTGCTCCGGTTATGACAAAGGTTTTCCGTCCTGAGACACTAAATGGACAGGACGGAAAAGTACTACATAATGGTTTTACGTTTGTTACAACTGAAGAGCTTAAAATGCTTCAGGAGAAAACACGTTTTAACCGCTATATTGAAAAAGGACTTTTCAAGCTGCATGATACACTTCCTGATGAAGTGGTAACACTGGATGAGAAGTATGCTGCCCTGTTACAGGAAAACGCTACATTGAAGTCCGGTGAAGAGCTTGAAGAGCTTAGAGCAAAAGTAGCTGAACTTTCTACTGAGAACGCAGCGCTTAAAAAGCAGCTTGAAGATGGAGCAAAGAAACCGGCGAAAGCAGAAAAGGATAAATAAGGTATGGTATTCGTCAATGGGAAACCGTTAAGGATTGATGCAAAAGATTTCAAAGCACGTTTTGGTTGTCATTTTCCGAAGCTTTTAGCTGCGGACAAAGAACCGATAATAACAGATGCTATTGATACTGTATACACAATGTTCACTGGTGTAGAAGACCTTTGGGCTTCCCTTGACGAAGAAACTTTTTTCAAGAAAACACGCCAATGTTTTGGCTTCCTTACTGCTTGGTATATAGCGGATGTATTTCCGCTGTATTCCAGCGGTATACAGTCTATGGGTGGACTACCTGTGGTAAGTAAAGCGATAGGTGGTGTAAAGATTACGTACGCTGATATAAGTCAAAACAACAAAAACCCAAAATTTAGGGATATGTTAGCATTTCTTCGTACGAACACAATGGGCGTACAAGCATACAACATGATAAAGACTTCAAGAAGATTGGTACTTTTAAGGGGAGGAAATCGATGACAGGTTACTTTAATGTTTTTACCGCTATAAAGATAGGAGGTAAGCTTCATGTTCCGTGCGTAAGCTACGCTGTAACTCCGAACAATGAAGCTACTATCGATAAGCTTGTAAAAGAAGGGAAAGCAGAAATTACCGAAAAGATGGCAGTATTCCAATCTGGTAAGAAGCTTCTCTCAGGTAAGAAAGAAAAAGTGAAGCGTTCCTCTATCGAGGCAAAAGCTTCTATTCAAGAAAAAGTAGAAGCAAAAGAAAAGAAAGAAAAGAATGAAGAGAAAGAAGAAAAGCCAGAGTTCTAAGAGGTAAGCATGAGCGGTGTGTACGGAGATATATTACTTTACTTCCCTGAATTACTTAAAGATATTTCTGTGTACAATGCAGCTCCTTCAGGTGTCGCAGGATACACTAAGACGTTCGTTAAACAAGTCACCGGTATTATCCAGCACGTAAAGCAAGGTAAGCTAGATTCTGAAGGGGAAACAGCTGTAGATACGAATGTACCAATGCTGTGGATAATAGATGATACTGTTACGCAGTATCAAATAGTTGTAGACCCTAGCACAGGGAGAGACTACCGAGTAGCTAAAGATGCTCCTTGGTCGTACGAAGCAGGTTTTGCAGTGTATGAGCTTACGTCTGCTGTTGGTATTACTGATAAGCAATATAAAGACCCTGCAATAGTACCTGCTAAGGATTTTTATAATTGAGAAAGTATGATATAGGCTCTACAGAGCTAGACGAGTTTGTCTTTGGAATTTCATATTATTTCTCTGATGAAATGCGAAATATTGTGCATAAACCGTACGGCTCTTACGGTTCTAATGCTAAGTTCAGCGCTTTATACGAGAAGCTGGTTCAAGAGTATAATGGCGGAGAGTACTTTATACAGACGTATTTTGAGCTTGTCTATCCTGAAGGTATTGGTCCATACGTTGAGGCAGAGCTTGATAAAATTCTACAAGATAAAAAAGAAGCTGCCAGAGGTATAGAAGGTGCTTTCGAGATAACATCTGATATGCTTACGAGTAAAGGACTACTTGACAGGAGATTCAAGGTCGTAAAAGACTTTTTAGCTTCAGGACTTAGTGAAGAGCTTCTGCTAGAAGCAATGCAGAACATAACTAAGAAAGGAACGTTTAATAAGTGGTATAAAGCAGCTAAACAGTTTTATACTGCTGCAGATGAGGCGTCTAGCAAAGTATATATGATTATGGATGAAGAGCTTGAACCTTTGACAGAACTTGTCAAAGAAGACTTGCTTCAGGCGTTTGAACTAGGACTTGTACCGCTTAATCATACATTAAGCGATAAAACGATACAAAGACGGAAGTATGCAGGAATTGAGAGTGAGTCTTTATTCTTTGCTACTGGACAGTTACTAAACGATGTAACAATCGTATTTGAGGTACACCATAATGGATGAGTTTGCAGGGGCTACGTTTGAGAATGTAAGACAATTTCTTTATCATGTGTTCTACGGTAGACAAGCTACTGCAGAAGCCGATGAAGCAATGTATCACGAAAAGAAAAAGTTTATTCTGCCTTTACGCAGTGATTATGAAAATCCGTCCGTCTTTGATGAAAGCGATACGTATATACAGTATTTTATAATGAGAGATAAAAGGCTGAGTAATGATTCTACGCAATATAACGAGAATGAAGTATTAAAACAAGCACAAATACTTGTGCGTTTTGTAGGTAAAGAAGCTGAGAACTGGGCTAGACGGTTCCATCACGCATACCAGAGACAAGATGTACAAGCTAATTTTATGTCTGATTGTAATGGTTTGTTACTACCGTACATAGGAGACTTGATACCAAAACAAGTTCATTTTTTTGGTACTGTTACCAGTATCGGGTTTGACATAATGCTTCATGCGTCGTATACTGAGGTATTGAATTTTGATTTTGAGCCATTAGAGTCTGTCTATATGGCTAAAGGAATAGTTAAGAACTAGGAGGATTTATATGAACGCTAGTTATGTAAACTCCATAGCAGAACGGTTTGTACGGTTTAGAAGTGGTCTTATGACTTCTGTTCCTGCAAGAGCCGACCTGTTTAATGGACAAGTCATCTATATGCCAAGCTTTTTAGCTGCTGAAAATATAGTTGACTACGACGGCACAGGGCTAACAGATGCAGTACCGATTGTTAAGGTAATAACACTCGATAACTATACCTCTGTAATGCAAGGGGAGTTACTAGCTCAGTATGCTCCTGTTTTCAATGGTGGGACAAATGTAGATATAATTCTATATGTTGTAATCTTTAATGCTGCTGATGCTGCTGCAGTCACAGCAGGGCTTGCAGTTACCGCTACATCTATTAAGTTTCCAGCGCTTGAAAATGCTTTCAAGGAAACATACTTTATAGGATTCTATAAAACAATGTTTTCTGAAACATATGATGGTGTTGACACTGATGCAGCGTATTTTGACCTTGCTCTATGCCTTGCATATCTTTGTCAGTACGAAACAACCTTGTCGTATGCCCTGCTTTTCACAAAAGTAGACCTTCCGCTTGCTGCTACAGATACTAATATCTGTAAGATTGCATCGGTTGATAAAGCTACTCAAGTAGCTGCTTGTACTGCGCTTAACGTAGTTATTGCAGGAATTGCTAACCCAAGAAATGATTATTTCTGGGGTATGTTGAACTTTATGACTTGTGATAACACAATGCTTATTGTTCATTCCGAGCCGTACAATATCGTACCTATGATGATTGCAAAATACTTCGAGGTAGGAAAGAACGGAAGCGGTACCTATGTAGGTAATAAGCTGTCAAATATCCGGTTAAGCGGAAACAGAATTAAGGCTATGGGAACACCTTCTATCCTTAATGCTAACGTAAATGCAAATATGCCTTTGGCTATTGCAAAACGCTTAGATGAGATGAATGTAGCATACTTGGCTACAATATCTGACGCTTCCGCTAACGATTGTGCTTTAGTTCGAGCTACTGGTATTCAGGGCTTCCCTGTTAATGCCTACGCTATTGGTAAGTATGTGGACTACAATTCTAGTCAGGATGCTGCCAACTGGATTACTGCGTTTGAAACAGGTACGAACCCTGTGCTTCGTAACGAGCAAGCATACAATACGCTGCAGACAATTCCGCTTGGATACCTGCAGAAATTTGTTACGTCTCCGTCACGGCTTGAAAAGCTTAACGTTCTTTTCCCTGCTTTTAATGAGCTACCAAAAGAAAAGAGAGCATTCACCGTTACAAAAACTTGGGAAGCAACATACGTTGATGACCTTGCCGAAATATTTATATCTGGTACCATTGTGTACTAATTGGAGGTAGAAAATGTCTTTTGGTCAAAACTCCGTTGGTAAACAGCCTCGGTCACACTTTCAGACAGCTGGTGGTACGATACACAAGTTCCGGCACCCTTTCCTTGCCGGACAGCTTTCTTCTGCTATAGGCAATCTTGATGAAATTGATATTTCATCTTCTGTTAAGCTGGACTCTGAGTTCTTCAAAGCTTCACCTAACAATGATTCTGCTAAACAGGAAGTATTGGTTGATGGTACTGTTGTTACTATCACCAATACCATGCTTAACGGTACAATAACACTTCAAGCAATTCGTACGAGTGGTATTGTAGCGAGAGGTGATGCTGTTGCTTGTTTCCAGCTAATCAAAGCAACAGGGGACAACGTAGGCGGTACATATACGCTTACTGAATTCATCGATGGTAAAGCGATTACTACACTATATTATGGTGTATCTGTTAAGTATGTAGATGACAAGATTTTGCAGGGACTCTCTGTTCCGACCTACGCTTGTCAGCTACTGTACTCTGGGTGGATTCAGGTTGTATCAAACTCAGCACAGCTTAATACCAAAGCTATATGGGCTGCAGGTTCTCTTAACGGTGTTACCGGTGTTTACACTATGTACCCTGTTAATGAAGGAGCTACAGGTTCATCTCCGCTTGATGCTACTATCGAAGGTGGCGGTTCTAATCAGATTCCGTCAGATGCCGATGTAAATGCAGGTGCTGAGGATAACGCTGCAAATGCCGCTACAGCAGCTACTGCTATAGGTGGAACGGTACTCACTCCGTAATTTTATAGCTCCCCTTAACTGGGGAGCTACTTTTATAAGGTTGTAAAAATGTCTAATCCCTATATCTTAGATTACTCCGTTAAAGACAATATTGAATTTCACGACTTTATGCGCTCCGATGTGCAAAAGAACAAAATAAGGTTCGAGTTTCCTGAAGGCTTTTCAAAAATCCCGATAATTGAAGAGTGTAGAGCTGTAAGCGAGTATAATAATCCAGAACAGTTTGACTTATTATACGATATTGTCATGCAGCTTTTAGCTGGTAAGGCTGTAAAGATTTTAATGAAAACAGAATCTGGTAAGTATGTTACATTCTGTCAATTTATCGTAACGGATAGATACATGGACCTTAGAGGTGTACCAGAGCTTAATGAATTTCCTATTGTTGTTATGTGGATGGTAGATGTAATTGTCTGTTCACTGACAAAAAAATATCCGGTTCCTTTGCTAGACGAAGCGGTAATGGAACCAAGAAGCAAAAAAGAGCAGGGTACTATGACGAAGAAAAGAAAGACGCCAAACGCTCAGGAAGTTCAGAAGCTTCGGCAATAATAGAAACTAAATTCAAGAACAAGAACCTCGTGTATTTATGCTTAAAGTTTTTGGACTACTTCAAAAAAGAGCCTGAGAGCTTCGAGCAGTTGCTTGACGGCTTAGACTATATTGAGGTACAATCTGATATACAAGCTTACCAGACAGCACAAGCTAACTTTTCTATGTTAGCAAATAAGAGGTAAAATACATGGCTTATGAGAAACCAATAGAGATAAAGGTAGTAGCTCCAAACTTAGCTGGTACAGAGGCTAAGTCTGTAGAAGCTTTTATGAAGATTGAAAGGCTTCTTACAAAGACACTCGAAGCAGGATATATTTTTAAGTCTCCTCCTGCTTCGATAAATACTCAGACACACGACGTTACTAAATCTCTATTCGTACGAAAAGATGTTGAAAAGCTTGTTACAGATACACTTATAGCACACCAAAACTTGTTTGTAGAAGACTTAAAAATATCAAGTAAAGAAGCAAGAACTAAAAAATATAAAGTTGATATAGAAGGTGATAGAGCTATAACAGCGCTTAAAGCAGAAGCTACAGCTCGTGGCGGACAAGTACTTAGTAATCAACATGGAACACAGATAGAGGTTCCGGCTTATAAAGGTATACGTGAAGCTACAGCTGGTAAAGCTGAACAATTAACTAAACAGCTAAGAGATAAAATAAATACTGAAGCAACAGTATTTTTAACTAGAGAGCAGAAAGAAGCAAAAGCACTAGAAGAAGCAAAGCTTGCAGCGATAGAAAAAGAGAAAGAAGAATTAAAGAAAAAGCAAGGTAAGGTTACTGATAAATGGAATAAGCTTACTAAAGAACAAGAAAAAAGTGTTCAGGATGAGATAGACTCTTATTTTGCAGCTGAAGAAAAAAGCAAGCTTATAGACGCTACAAAAGCAGAAGCAGAAGCACAAAAGGAAAAGGTAGCAAGAGCAAAGTTAGAAAGTTCTATGAATAACAAATGGCAAAAACTTCTTTTTAAGCAAGATACAGATTTAGCAGCAGAAGAAGCTAAGAAAGCAGCAGAAGAGGAAAAAGTTAAGAAAGAAGTAGCTAAGTTTTTTAAGAAGGAAGATTCTTCAGCTGCTGCAAGTAAAGCAAGACAAGAGGCTAAAGAAGCAGCAGCTGAGGCAAGAAAGAAAGAGGCTCACGCAAGAGAGCTTAAGCGAAGAGAAGCTGCAATGTTTAGGCTTATAACGAATAAAGAAGAAAAAGAAGCAAAGGAAGCTAAACGAGAAGAGCTAAAAAAGCAGCGTGAAGCTGAGAAAGAAAAAAGACAGAAAGAAAAAGAAGCTGAAAAAGAAAAGAAAAGCGCTGAGACTGATGCAAAACATAGAGGGCTAGCCATGCTTGCCGGTTTTGGTACATCTATCATTCTGTTAAAAAAGCTTGTTAGCCTAGTTGAAAATATAATGAACGGTGTGCTAGACGCCGGTGAAAAATCGTTCAATACAACGATGGACGCAATGCGCCTTAATATAGACCCTGTTGTACTACGTAACTTATTTTATGCTGGAACGGCTAAAGGTATCGGCTCTGCACCTGTTGATATGCTTACTACTATGCAGTCATTATTCGGTACTACCTTATTGGCTGCTGAAAATGTTGGTAAGATTGACGATATGGCTCCTGTCATAGGTAAGGTAATCGGCGACCTTATACGTAACGGTCAAGCAGGGACTGACCCTATGGGAATGGCGTCTGCTATATTTGACTCTGTAGTACAGGCTTATAAAGAAGGTAAAAACGCATTAGGACAAAAAGGTGGCACACAATCAGCTAATGCAGCATCCCTTATAACAATGATTGAAAGCTCTTTAGGAGAATCGGCAGCACAGATAGTCACTCGTATGTTTCAAGATATTGATAGCGGTAAAGATGTAAGTTCTTACCAGAGCTGGATTACGGCTGCTATGCCTATTTCCTCTCCAACTAATGCACAAGTAGCAAGCGGTTTTGGCAGCTATTCTGATTACTTAGTAGCTATTGCAGAGCTAAAATCTATTATCGACTTGATTAAAACAACTCTTTCTCCTTTATTAGACCCTTTAACGGCAGCTATACAACAATTAAACGGTTTTCTCTTGAAAATGACAGGCGATACAGGTGCTGTTGCAGAGTTAAACAGAAAGAGTTATGATGCAATGCAGACGGCAATTACTAGGGATAAAGCAGAAGTAGCAAAACTTGAGAGTGTTGAAAAGGATTATTTAACTAATAATAAAAACTTATTCAAGGATTCAAAAGAATTCGATAAGGCTATTACAGATTTTCAAATGGGTATAACACCTAGCGGGTTAAACGAAGAACAACTTAAAGAGTTTAACGCTATTGCTTTTGTTGCTATGTATAAGAAAAAGTTACAAGATAAGTTACTAAGCTATAGTAAAAAAGAAGAAGAGTATGCCAAAGATGAGCAAAAATATATAGAAGGGGAAAAGACTTTTACGTTTGCTGATGCTGACTTAGCGCAAAATTTTGCGGCTACCGAAACCTTATACAAAAACGTAAAGCGAAAAAGTAATACAGGGTATTCTGCTACATCACAACAAGACACCATTGAAATGGCATTACGTAAAGCAAGAGTGGATGCGGAAAAAGAAAAAGCGATTAAGAAGCTTGCTATGGATATGTTAGTACCGCAGCTTAGTGAAGACCCTGACCAAGAATTTTTTTATAATAAAAAGAATAGTACGTTAAGAGCTGACGCAGAAGCTCGGGCAAGAAAAACGTACGAGTACTACGAAGAGTACATACCAAATAATTATTTTGGGTCAGACACAGGAACTGAAAGCAAGGCACTCCTAGGCTCTATTGCCGCAGCTTTAGATGAAGCGAGCGCACGAATGATAGTGCAAGGTATAGATAAAACTACAGAATTAGGAACAGCTAATTCTGCTATTGTAAGTAGAGACATTAGTGGAAACTTAAAAGTAGATTTATACGTAAATGATAAGTTCGCCAAATCAGCGTTCCCAACTGTATCAAATACAGAAGCTAACAGTATAGCAGCTGGAGAAACTGTAAAAATAGACTTGTACCAGCAGTCAAATTAGGAGTGTATATATGGCAGAAGATAAAAAAGCCGGATTAGAAGTAACTACAGCGTTACATTGTACTAAAAAGCAACTACAAAGCCTGTCTGGTCTTACATTCTTAGTAGACGAGAATTGGTCACCGAGTAATGAGAATTTTACGCTTCCTATAGCGTTTTTTCATATGCTTTCTTGTAAAGAGTTTATGCAGTCTGACGTATCTGAAAAAAGAATAATTTTATATCAAAGTGAAGCTACACAGGCTGAGGTAAGCGGTCAGCCGGTTAAGCAATCGGTACTAGAAGTTATAGCAGATAACAGGCTCAATAGACCGAAGACTTACACCTGTGAAGTACTTATTCCGTATGGTGACCTTTCTACAATGTTCAACCACTCTTTCTCTGCTATGAATAATGCTCTTACGTTCTTAGAGACAAATACTGACGCTCCTACAAAGCAGATTAAGAGTACTATACAAGCGTTATACGCTTCTCTTAAAACATTCTCCAGTTTTGCCTCTCTTATGCTTGCTTTTTTCCCAAAGGAAAACCTTCAGAATTTACTCGGTATTGCCGGTTCCGCTTCCTTTGGTTTTAATTCAAAGAGCTTGGAAAAGATGAGGGAAGAAAGCGCCTTCTGCTTATTCAAAAGCTGGGATTCATGGGATACAAAGCGTGTATCAATTAAGAACCTTACCTTCGATAAAAAAGGAACAGAAGACAGATTTATTCGTGGTACTATTGAATTAGTTGAAACTCCGATATATACTATAGGAGCTAAAGGTTCTGGAAGCGTTAAAAAGATGCGTTCTCCTAATGCGCTTGAAAAAGCACTTAAAACAGGGATATCCGGTTTTATAGAATTTTATAAGGAGCCTTAACATGGTACAGCAGTTACGATTAGAAGCTTTTGTGAATGATATGTATACTATCCGAGGCTCTTCAGGGGATACGCTAATATTAAACATTATAGATGAAGACTTCTCTGCTGTAGGTACACAAGTTAAAATACAATGCTTAAACGTAGAATTTATAGATGGTGTTACTGGTATTCGTGAGATGTGTCCGAATATCATAGGTATTGGAACAGACAAAATTCGTATTTTTGCCGATGATACTAATTTGTATGGTATGCAGGTGACACCTGATAATATAGAACAAGTGAAGGTTGAGATATATGAGCGACGAGACAGGTAGGTTCCTAGACCCTCGTGAAATGCCGGACGAATTCTCTATTATTGACCGTATTATAAACGTGAGGTTTACAAGACGTGCTGTAGACGAAGCAGGGCTTCCGGTAAAAGACGGTAAAGAAGAGGTTTTTGTTCTCAGAAGTGACTATGAAGTGGTGTATACTGATGGCGGTGCTGGTTATTACTTTAAGAAATGCTCCGTAAAACCGTCAATAAAGTTAAAGTATTCCCAAAAAACAGAGTCTACCGCAATTTATATTTACCTTGATATTACAAACTTTCATGCTTTTTCATACGGAAGTGATAAGAGACAAGAGTTTTCAATAGACCGTTTCCCAATAAAAGATGTAGAGATTCATTTTGGATACTTACCTCAGTTCCCTAAGTTTACAGACCCTAATGCAGGCTTAACCTTAGACGATTACTACGATATGACGAATGAGAATAATACCACAATTCTTAAAGCTTCCGTCTTTGCAGTATATCCTACAAAGACTCCGCCTGATTCTGTGACACAATTCCGCTGCCTTGTAGGAGAAATGAACTCAGGTCTTATGTTTGTAGGAGATGAAGATAACGCAAAAATAACCTATAAACCTGATGCAAAATCTATTATGAAAGATATATTCTATGAGAATATAACAAAACGGTTCGTACGAGAACCTACAGCTAAAGTAGAAAGGAATAACGGCGTATTATCAGATGCAGATGCAGCTAAGTACGGTGTAAAAGTATTCTTGTCTGATTACCTTAAGGATGGGTACCCTAATAATGATGAAAAGTATAGCCCAAAGCCTCCAGAGGACGCTGACCAAGAAAAGAGAATAAGTATAAAACAAAGCGATAAACTCATTAGAGCGTTAGAAAATATACGAGACGCTGGTTTTCCAGACATACGCTTTCTTCCCTGTTTTGATGGTAACTACATAGCATACGATAAGGATGAAGCGCAAACGCCAGCAGCACTAGCTAATAGTGCCGAGATAAAACAAGTACAACAATTATCAGCATTTATTCCAGCTATCTATTCTATGACGTTCGGACCGACAAGAGTTATAAAATGCCCTTTTTTTAGTGTTGTATATCCATTGCAAGAAATACAGTTTCAGTCACGGTATAACCTTTCGACTACCGTAGGTTATTTTTATCAGCCGGAAATAGGACAAGATAAGTTTTATGCTATAAGCTGTGATGTAGAATTTGCTACCGTAGAGGATACAAATACTATGACACTAACAAACGTAGACGGAGAAAAGTAATGCCAAACGGTTTAGAATTAGCGCAAAATACTATGTTCACGGTAATGAGAGATTATATCAATAATTCTCTTATCGTTAATTATGGTATTATACTTGAAGTGTACTCTCAAAAATCAGTTCGGGTAGCTGTAATGTCTTCTTTAGAAGATACAACTGTAAAGCTTGATTGCTCTGTTATGTTCACGTCTTCCAAGCATTATGAAACAAGTCATAAACTAGAAGTAGGGGATAAGGGCATAATACTTAGCTTACAGAATATGTGTAAAGATACGTTTAAGGCAGAAGAGCCAGTACTTGAAGCAGGGCGTAAAGGGTATAGTGTACTTAATTGTGTGTTTATTCCGTATAATACACTCAAAGAAGCTGATGAAACTACAACTAAAATTACATTAGATGATGAACAAATCTTGCTAAAAACTAAAGTTCCTGTTACAATAGAAAGTAATAAAGAACTTATAGCAGATGTAAAAGAAGTACAGCTGTGCGGGGACTCTGATACACTGGTAATGTTTAATGCGCTAAAGACAGACTTAGAGAACTGGAAAACTTCTATAGAAACGGCTGTAGCAGGACATACACATTCAGTAGCTGGTGTTATGCCCGGTACTGCAGCTATTACGTCAGCTCCTCCGACTTCTTTTTCAACATCCTTAGATATATCAAGTGCCGAAGCAAAGAAAGTAAAAACGAGTTAAGAGAGGAAACATGATACAAGATGTTAAAATTTCACAGAAAGAAACTCGTGAACAGCCTGAAGGAATGGTTGAGGTATATGTACCAAACGTATTTGACCTGTACCCTGTTATGTCAACCGAAGACGCCTCTATCATAGAGACAGTAGAGCTTGTAGAAGATGCACAAGAATTAGAGCAGGAAGCATTATTTGCTTCTTTATGTCAACGAGGGCAAGACCCTCTTTCTCTGCTTGACGGCGTTCGATGGGCTGAGTGTGCCTTACACGAGTTGCCAGTTGAAATAATTATGGCAGATATTAAGAACGCTGTAACTTCTTTAAGCAGCTCTTGTACGGTACTATTCAATACGGTAGAGGTAGACGGAAGTGAAAATCTTTCTTTCAATATTCAAATAACGAGGTAAAGGAATGACAATAATAAGTTTTGATGAGATTCTTACTGTTATATGTGATGAATACGATAGGCTCATAGCTCCTAAAAAGATTAGACGGTCTAGTAAGAATATTATTTACTTGCTTCTTAAAGCGTGTGCTAAAGGGTATGAGCTTATAGCAAACATCATCTATGCGCTCGACGGTAAGTTTGACCCTGCCAGATGCCAAGACGCTGACCTTACTTCTGTTGCAAAGCTAGTAGGTACAGAAATGATTGAAGGGAACGGAAGCGGGTTAATCGTACGAGTTACTAATAACAATCCTTCTAATGCTGTAGTATTAGCAGCAGGAAGATATGTGTACGAATTTAATGCCGATATAAAGTTTTTTCTCGATATAGAATCTGATACAGAAATTGCTAGTGGAGCGACTGAGCAATTTGCAGCCTTCTCAGAAAACAAAGGCTCTTTCCCTGTTACGGCACAAGGACGTATAAGTATAAAGCGTGAGGATGAGGCAGATATAAGTCCTGACATTCAATTTAGCTGTGACGATAACGCTTCTATTCTCGGTAGTCTTGATGAAACGCTTTATGAGTTTAGAAAGAGAATTTTAACAGACAATACAAGGTCTGATATACTACAGAGATTAGAACTAGCTATTAAGAATAAACCGTATATATTTGACGCTACTATCTTCTTTAATCAGTCTGACGTAGACGTTACCGTAGGAAATACTGTTGTTCCTCCATACAAAATGCTGCTAACGCTTCTCGGGTATCCTAGGGATGAGATAGCAGAACTAGTAGCTTCTCAGTGTATTTATCAGACTGTTGAAGTAGCCGGTAATGGTGGAACACTTAGGTATATTAACCCTAACATGGCTGGTGGTGCTTACGAGGTTCATTATAAGAACTTTGATAACAAATTATATGATGTTGTAGTAGATTATCGTTACGATTCTCGATTAGCACTAAAGACTAATATCGAAACGGAAATCAACAAGGTTTTTGCACAGTACAAGTTCCCGACCAAGAGAACATCCCTTATCAAAGAAAACATATTCTATAATATTATCGAAGACCTTAATCTTCCTTCTGTTGAAGTACTTAATATTACGCTCAAGGTTGCTGGTATAGAGGTTCCCTATATTGATATAAACAAAACAAGTATTGGGAAATTACAAACGCTTACGCTTACAGGAACTGACATAGCATGAAAAAGATATTTAGATTCCTTCGGGGAGAGCTAAACGGTTTTTATATTAAGAACATCTCTATGTGCCTTAATAATGTTACCGTTTCTGTTGAAGCAATGTTAAAATACTTTTGGTGTATGCAGTTCAAAAGCTCTACAGAAGTAACGGTGGACGAGGAGCCTATATCAGAATGGGACCTCTTAGGTATTGGACGCTTCGCAGGTATTTTTATGCCGACCGTTACCGCAGATTCTATCTCTGGCTCTCTTCGCTTTTCTGACGCACTTATTATTGACGGTGTTAATTACTCAGAGCGTGGGTTATTTGAGCGTTTTAAGGAAAACTGGAAATACTTTCGTACGAATCAGAATACCTATACTGACGATATATCAACACTTGCTACACGAGATATGCAAGCAGGATTTATTCCTGAAGGTCAGCCAATATTGGGATATATAGAAGAAGGCGTTGATATGATGGATGAGAATGGCTATATACGAACAGACCTTATCCTACCTTCTCCTCCTGTTGGTAAAGCGTACTCACCGTATTATGGTGAAAAGTTCATGCACTTAGCAGAAGTATTTACTCTTATTCAAGAACTGGGGTATGATACCTATATGATTCTATTTACAAATATGCAGTATATAATGTATAATGGAGCTAATATTAGAAGCTTTTTGAAAATAACGAATTTGCTTACTGACACGTATGTATATGATATTGAGTTTGAAACGTACCAGAATAGGTACTTAGTGCATTATTCAATAGATTATGCTTCTACGATAGAAAACAAAATAAAGCGGTTGTTTGCTTGGCAGTATATCATACGCCTTACATTTAAGCTTTTTGTACTACAGGAAAGACCAATAGAATAAAGGAGAACACATATGTCAAAAATAGATTCATGGGTTACAAAAGTACCGAGATTAAAGAACTCAAAAGTAGCACGTTTTAGTTATAAGGCGGAAGCGTATGCTAACGATGACATAGAGGGTGTTGATTCGTACGATTACTCTCGTGACATGAATGTACCGCTCGCTACGCACACGGATTTTGACGCTTCTGTGTTATCTATTGGAGCGAGGACTAGCTTTTCCTCTGTTCCAAAAAACGGTCTTAACCACTTCTTTGGTCGTGTGTCTTATAATCTTAACAAGGTTATTGATTTCTTATCTGATTTACTTGATGATTTCAGAGTACAGGGTGTAGAGACAGTATCTTCCTCTGTTTCAATGACCTTACCAGCTTACTACAGCGGTAAAAAGCTGCGGATTGTTAATACTCATGCAACGAATTCTATACTGATTACTTTTTACTCAGGTCAAACATTCAAAGGCTCTGCTACCGTAATGATACCAGCGAATACTATACTCGAACTTGAATTAATCGGGACTACATGGCTCCATGTATCTGACTTTACAGAATCACCTCCTACCCCTTGGGCGCAGTACAGCGGAAAAGACATACCGCAGTTACCGGACAATATAGCAGGTACTACATACAAGAGAGATAACGACTGGACGACTGTGGATGGATGGGGACCGAGTCATCCCTCTATAACGGTAAGTGTTGAAAATGAAACGCTAAAAGTGGCATACGATGGCACAAGACCAGATACTGGGTTGTCTTTTGTTAAGGCTATTAAAGCAACTGGTAAGTTTATAAAAGGACATATAAAATGTACGGTGCCAATTTTAAGTGTTAAATATTATACCGGCTCAGCTCTCGTTCCCTTTACTCTGGCAACTCCGAACGCATATGAAACAGGTTTCTATGGATATATACCGATAGCGCACATAGACATTATATTATATATAAATGCAGGACAGCTAACAGCAAAAACTTGTTGGTTATCTCAGCTCTACATCGGCACTGGCGCATACGACCGCTTAGTCTTCGATAACTCATACCACTACCGGCACTTGATAAACAATGCCGTAGTACCGACACCGAAGGGATTGTACTTCAACGGTGAAACAAGTTACCTACGAAGCAAAGAGAAGATTACGTTACCAGATGTCATGCCTTTTCATGCGATAATAAATTGTGCTGTAAAAACTACTGCACAGACATTTTTCTATGCAGAAGAAGGTGATGCGATAATAGCGATTTACAGAAAGCTATCTTCGGGCGATTTAGTTCTTGACTACTACAATACAAACACAAGTGCAGTTGTATCACTTGTAATAGGCACAGGATTTTACACGGGACTTGATAATACCGATATAGACACGATTGTTAAAATAGATTTCACGGCAAAAACGGTAACGAGCTATAAAGAAGGAACGCAAGTACAAAGTATTTCTATTCCGTATATTCTGAAACCGGCAAGCACTTATATTTATTACGGTTACAAATCAGACGCTGGGCTCCACGGCTATATGCGCAACATTCAGCTCTATGACACTGCCTTAACCGACACTCAGCGTAATTGGCTTGCACAGGGTAACACACCGCCTATCTTGTACGATGTGACGAACTGGCTCGCACTAGAGACACTACGCTATAATGCAAGTTTTCTTCTACAGCCATATTCAGACGGCAAGAAGCTACGCATAGCAAACACGCACGCATCTAATACAATTACTTGCACACTACCTACTGGGTACACGATGAACGGGCAGTCTAGCTTCACCATTGCACCTGATACACTTCTTGAGTTCGAGTTAATCGGAAAAGCGTGGAAGTGTGTAAGTAATAAAGAAGAATTATTATGGGAAAATCCCAGTCCATCAAGTAATTTTGTTGAACAACCAATAACCCTTGCCGGAGCGATAGAACAATTTCGCTTTTATATGTGTGAGTACAGATATTATAAGGGGTATGCTAGAATTTTATCAACAGGGCTGATTAAAGTAGGAAACTCTATGTATTTAAGCGGAGCAGATAACTCGTTGCAAGAAAGGCTTCTTACGAGTATCAGCGGCAAGACTATGACGTTGAGTGACGGCTATTACTTTGAAGCATATAATACCGCAGGTGTTCTAGACAATTCTCGATGTATACCAGTAGCTGTATACGGGATAAAATAAAATGGAAGAAGTAAAACAGCTAATAGTCAACCCGACAATACATATACAAAACAACCTACTAAAAGGAGAAAATAAATAATGATATTACAAGGTGAAAATATAGTAAGTGGTGGAAGCTCAATTCCAATAGGAACAATATCTTCTTTCTCATGTTTATGGTATGGAATAAAGATTGAAAAATGGAAGAATAAGGGGTAAGTATGGA